ACATCATACTGTCCCACAGTTACATCATTAAGCACTCTGCCCACAGCACTTTGCTCATTTATGGTCAAAAGGTCTGGCTTTCCATCATCCCCAATAATTCTCATAACTCTTTCAGTGTCATAAATCTTGGGAATTAGGTCTAAAAGTATCTTGCCAACATGGGCAATTGACTTGGTTAGATTGTCATAGAGGTCAAAATTGGTCAAATCCACTTGCATTTGCTGACCATTTAAAGCCTTGCCAGACATATTGCCCTGGAGTTGCTGTGATGGATCATAGATACCAATTATGGTTGCCATGTCCTGATTAATCTCCTGTGCAGCAGTCAAAATGCCAGTAGGAGGAGGCTCTGGTTGCATCCTTATTGGAGGAGGAGCTGGGTTGCCATCAATATCTGTCTGCTTATATCTCAAAGTAGCCATTGACTTAATGTTGGCACTTGCCCAGTCCAACTCATGACCCTCATCTTGCCCCTCAGCCATCACCCATTTTGCCTTTGGAGCTAATGCCACAGACTCAGTCATGGATGTGACCCAGAAGTTGTACATCCTTTGGGCATCCTTAGCATGTCTGACCATGCCAAATTTCTTTCTCTTGTCCCCAATCACTACATGCCTGCCATATACAGGGACAATTGGGATGTAGTACCCCGGCCAGTCCTTCTCCTCCAACACCTCAATTGCTGTTAGTTTTTTCCACTTGATTGTTTTCTTTACACTAGGTCTTTCATCCACTATTTCTAATCCAGCTTTGCCAATTCTTTCAAAAAAGTCTTTAGTATCAGGAAACCTTGCAGAGCCATCACTTAATAAATAGAGCTTGGCTTTCTCTCTAACTGTGTACCAATATTCAGCAACTCTAATATCTTCCCTAGTAATCCACTCACTTTGGGTATCTCCAGTGCCTCTGGATGTAAATGAAGTGTCTTGTGCATCTGGATACATTTCCTTGAACACAGACTTTGGCATCATGGATGTAATCAGGCATCTTTCCTGGTCTGAGCCATCCACTGCAATTGAATTTGGGTCTAAATAGACTGTAAATGGGTTATCAATAGGGTCAATGAATAGCTCTTGGTCAAAAGAATCTTCCCTTACATATCTGTGGTCAACCCTTAAATATCCCCATCCCATTCTGACTGCATAGTTATAAGCATTGTCATAGGCATTATCAGCATTGGAGTTAACCTCTATGTGCCTGACCATACCTTGAATCACTTTAGCATCTGCAGCATCTTCCACAGTATTTGTGGCATGAACCCTAATTCTAGGTCTTTGCTGTCTTTGCTGGTTAGTGACTTGCCTGCAATAGCCATCTAACTTATTAATAGTTAGAACTGGTCTGGACTCTAGGTTTCTGCTATTTTGTAGATCCACCGGCCACTGATCGCCCCCACTTGCAAACTTGAGGTCTTCTAAAGCCTCCTGCCTGTTCATAGTGTCTGCATCATTAGCAAACTTCAAGAATTGTTTTGCCTCATCTATGATGGGGTCATAATCTGTTTCTAGTGGGTCAAGTGCCATGTTATAAAGCCATCCATGATTGTGGTGGTGCATAGTTTACTTGCTTTGGTCTTCTTGGTCTAGTCTCTTGAACACCTAAAGCAACCATTCTGAAAGCATCAGCTCCATGACTGTATTGGTCATGAAGTGGGTTTTTACTAAAAGCCTTTGTCTCTGGGTCAACTTCATACTTGTAATGCCTGAGACATTGCAAGCCATCATAGCAATTATCCCTATCAAAAAAGCAATTCCTGAACATGGTTCTGGAGGCATTAATTGAGTCCACAATGCTAGTTCTTGGGATTATTTTGGTCTTGAACCCTGAATTTCTGACAATTTCCTCTATTGTTCTGCCCTGAGCCGCCAATGTTTTGTTCTGTGCATCATGTGGCAACCAGAGTGTGTCATAGACATAGCCAAAGGTCTGCATCAGTGCTAGGTAATGACTCATAGTCTGCTGACTATCCTCAATATACCTAATAAATCTGATTTCCTGAGCTATAAACTGGACAAACCAAATACTTGTGGAATCTGCCCAGCCCAAATCAAACACAGCATGAACTGGCTTGGTAGGGTCATATCTAACCTTTGTGATTCTTTCCTCTAGCTCTGCCATTTGCATTTCCCTTGCAAACACAGCTCCATCCACAGTCTGCCTGCACAATCCTTCCCAAACTGTGTTGTAAGCCTCCATGTCTCTAGCTTTGAGAGTTCTCCTCTCATGATCTAGGACTTCTGGAAACCAGGGATTATCTGACCAGTTCACCTTTTGGGTTATGCAGTTATCAGGCTTATTTAGTATAAATCTTTGGTATGTAGCATCAGACTCTAGCTCTGGGTTCATGGTTATCCAAATTTCTGAGTCTTTGGCTCTAATGGTAGGAATGAGAATATCCCAACTCCTAGCTGAGACTGCCTGAGCCTCCTCTACCCAGACAATGGTGCAACCCTCGTAGGATTTAATATTGTGTGGATTATTTTTTAATCCCACAAAAGCAAACTCAGTCCCATTTGCCCCCCTGATAGAGTTTTGGGTAATCTCATAAAACCCAATTAATCCCAGTTCTATGATTTGGTCACTTAATAGCTTATGAACTGATTGAGATATGGAGTTCTGGAATTCCCGAGCACACAAAATCCTGTGGACTTGCTTTGCACCCAAGATGAGCAATGCTCTAGCAACAGACCATGATTTTGCTGACCCTCTGCCTCCAAAGATGCATTTATATCTTGATGGCTGGAACAGGCACTGGAGCTTGACTGGAAACTCAGCCTTTTTAATAGCTTGATTAAGTTCACTCTGCTCCATCTGGCTTTACAAATGTAACCTGAAGATGAGGCATGATGACATTTCCACTTGCATCTTCAAGAGTTGTTGCCTGCACTGCCTTCCCATCTATCCTATCCATTAGCTCTCTAATTGCCCAAGGTTCTCCTTCCTCAGCTTTGCTAATCAGAACCTCAGCAACAGCCCTAGCTCTATGTGGCTCTTGGGAAAGAATCATCCTCAGCTTTTCTTGAAAAAGTCTGCCTTTAGATGAGTTAATATTACCTAATGGAGCACCCATATTGTTTTTTTGTATAAATAATTGATTTTAATATAACTTTTAGTTATTTGGATGAGTCTCAGGAGCAGGCTCTGCTGGTGTTTCAGCTACTGGACTTACCTGAGCTGGAGCAGGCATTTGCTCATTAGCTTTTGCCATTAATTTCTGAACCAATATTTGCATGTCCCTGATTTTGTGCTCAAGGCTAGTAATTATTAAGTTTACATCTTGGATTTCATGTTCAAATATCATTTTTCTTTCCTTGTCTATGCTTTCTGCCTGTACCTTTTTTGGTATAGCTTGGGTTTTTGCCTGCTTGCCATTTCATGAACAAATGTTCATCAAAACCAAGTGCTATTAAAAGATGAACTGCTAGACTGGCTCTCATTTCTTTTTCTTGGCTTTTTCAGCTTCTCTCTTTTCACTGTAGGCGATAGCGACAGCCTGCTTTACAGGTTTGCCTGCCTTTACCTCAGCCTTGATGTTTTCTTTAAATGCTTTGGGTGATGTGGATTTTTTGAGTGGCATTATGCGTTCCTTGATAAAAAATGACCATTTTCTTGATTTCTTTGCAATGGATTTAAAACAATAGGATGAATTCTGGCATGTTCTATTGCTTTCATTATTCTTAAATTTTCAACTCTATTGTCATTATGAATTCCATTAATGTGATCCACTTGATCTTTATCTTCCAATGGTTTTATAAATGCGTGAGCAACCAACCGATGCACTAATTTTTGCTTACCATTTACACTTCTAACATCACCATTTCTCAAACAAATTTCAGCATAAGGTTTTTGTCTTCCCTTATCTTTTTTTATTTGAATTTTCATAATTTTTTCTGGAATTGGCACTTTAGAATTATTTTTACCTTTTCTAATTCTTTTTAAAGATTTAATTCGACCTAAATTACTGACTTGATATTTGCCTTCATATCCAGCAATATCAACCCACAATTCAACAATTCCAATTTCGCATTGATGCTCTAGCACGGCTTCCCTTTTCACTTTTTTCTGCAATAGGAGACATTCTAGCACAGAAAGAGTCTTTTCTCCCAGCATCTTTCTCTGTCTTGGGGTTTGGAGCAGGAGGCTTTAGGTTTGACCCATTCTTTTTATTGTATTCTGCCCTTCCTTTGGCAGTCATACCAGCACCTTTTTCAGTAGGGTTATAGGTTTTCCCTTTTCCTGTGGTCTTGTGCTCTATTGGTTTGTTATGTTTTTTAGTCATTTTTTTAATAAATCTTTGTAAAACTCAATAAAAAACAATGCTTTTAATACATTTTCATTGTCACCAAAATCATCAAACAATAAAGCATCTTGAGCAAGCCTACAAATTTGTTGTTTGATATAGTAATTGGTCAACTTCATTTTTTGGCAGTCTTTGCAGATTGTTTAAATGACTCAGCAGTTGGAGCACCCTTAGAACCAGGCTTTCTCATCTTTTCAACTGGCTTGCCCTCAGCCTTTTCCTTTTTGATTCTTTCCTGCTTTGCATGGATATTAGCGTATAAACCAGCTTTAGCCATTATTCTTGCTCCTCAACAAAACATACGTCTTGCCATGATAGCACAAGGAATTTCTCATCCCCGTCCTTAAAATTATGATACTTTAAGTATTCATCTTTGTAGTCTTTAGCCAAAGTGCCAAAATATATCTTATCCCCTACTTTTAGACCTTCAGCCTCTGCCTCATCTCCAACTGCCACAATATGTCCTACTGTGTCTGCCTCAGCAGTTTGGACATATAAAGTGGACTGTATTCTTGGAATAGGTCTAACAATAATCTTGTCTTTTATGGGTTTCATGGGATTTGCCTCCCACTTAATTTTGGTCTACCAGGCTTTTTCTTTTCTGCCTGGTCTATTGCTGGGTTCATAACAACACCCAACTCTAAATCAACTTTAGGTAATGTGATTGTGGTTGCCAAAATTGGATTGTGTTCACCACACCAATCTGTGCTATTTCTGTTTTGGAAAGTAGGGTATCTTTTACAAACACCCATTTCCCTAAATCCCTCTTGGGAAAAATATCTACAAGTCTTACAATGTTGAGCAGTCAATTCAAATCCTTATTATTTGGAGTGATTAGAGATACCCCTTAGACCACGAATCTTTGGGGTATTTCGCTTTTTACATAGTGTCTTGGATATGTGGTGTTCTCTCATGAACATAACACTCAGACTCTTTTGAGCCAGTGTTAAATTCACCAGTTCTGCCATCTACCTTACCCATGTGGCTCATGTCTCTAGCACCAATGCTATCAGCCTTGCCCATGCCAACTCCTCCAACTAGTTTGGCTTTTCTCTCGCCAGACATATCTGAGGCTGTAGCACCTTTGGGTAATTTCTCACCAGTCATGCCTTTTGTGCCTTTAGTGCTGTTTGGGCCAGACTCTAAACCCATTTTCTCACCAGTTCTGTCTGATGATTTAGCCCCTTTAGGTTCTTTTTCCATTCCATAATATCCCATTTTTTGTTCCTTGCAAGTTAAAAATTGGAGTCTCAATTATCCCAAATCACTATCTCTTGTCAAGTGAATTTTGTTGTTTTGGATAGCTTTTTTGAGCTTTTGATCTTCCTCCTCCCAGATTATATACATCAAAAAACACCAAACAATAGTAGCAAAAATGGATGCTCCAATGAATAAAAGTGCAGATATTATGAGTGAATCAGCCATTTAAATCCTTTGCTAACTCCTC